GCTAGAACTATTAAGTCTGCTTGGACGATGGTATCTTATGTTGATAGTTTTCTTGCAGGCTATAACATTTTAGTTAACCCTGACGTTGAAGAACCTGGTAGAAGTCCTGATCTGTTTCAAGGTCAGTGGTGGGAACGTGTTATTATGAAGGCAGAGTTCAATGAACAGATAACCGAGACATTAACCGTTGGTACTGTTGGCTCTGTTGAGGTTAAGGTCTATACAAAAGACGGCAAATTAGCCGATTTCACAGTACAAGAGTAAGGAGTCAATATGAGTGCTAATCCTCTGCCGTTGAGTATAATTGCAGATCTTACTGTAATTACCTCTTCTCCACAAGTAGCTTCTCCAACATTTAATACCGGACTGGTAGTTGGACCAACTCCTGCAATTCCAAGTTTTGGTGTAAATCCTAGAGTTAGAATCTATCTAGCATCTACATTTAGTACGAGCATGATCAATGATGGATTCGAGACGAGTAGTCCAGAATACATTTGTGCTCAGATGTATTTTAGTCAGACTCCTCAACCTCAAAGACTGGCTGTCGGAAGACAAGATCTAACCGCCATATCCGCGGTAACTCCTACCTCAGGAAATTTAGGTACTAATTATGTGGTTGGGGATGTTGTTACAGTAGATCAAGCTTCAGCTAGTAACGGACAGTTACAAGTAACAACTGTCGGTACGAATGGTACTGTTACAGGTCTTGGAATTATTCCAGGGTTACAAGGTACTGGTTATTCTGTTGCTACTGGTCTAGCTACTACTGGAGGAAGTGGTTCTGGTCTAGAAGTTAACATCACTGCAATTGGTGAATCTTGCATGCAGTCTGCTCTGGCTTGCCGTGCTATTAACTCTACCTGGTATCCTTTCATGGTTACTAGTGCTCAGCCTGCTGATCACATTGCTCTAGCTTCCTGGACACAGTCTCAAGTTGGAACAGTCTATCTTGGGAATAATCAAGAAGTGAATGTTCTTAATGGGATAGCTGGTAACACCTTGTCTACCATCTATGGTGCTAGCAACTCACGTACCTGGATGCAGTATGCTACGACTCAAGGAGGTCTTTACCCTAATCAGATTTACTTCACTGCTTCAGTTATGGGCCAGATGATGGCCTCTAACACTCAGTTGGCTAATAGTGCCTTTACTGAGAAATTTAGTGGTGGTGTTCCTCTGGTTGGAGTTTATACTGAACCTCTTAATACGACTCAAATTGCTAATATTGAAGGTTCTGTTCCAGCATTTGGTCCAAATGGTAACTTGTTCCTGAACTATGCTAACGCATTTAATGTTCTTGAACAAGGTACCATGATGGCACCTGGTACTTTCTTTGATCAGATCCTAGGTCTAGATGTTCTTGGATCAAATATCCAATTCAACATCATGAATCTTCTGACGACCGTGCCAAAGGTTCCTCAGACAGATGCTGGTCAGCAACTCCTAGTACAAGCCGTCGAAGCCGCTTTGAACCAGTCTGTAAACACCGGCTTTATAGCCTCTAGTGGAGTTTGGAACGGTCAGACCATCAATGTTGGTAAGGGTCTTTCTCCGAATCAATCTCTACCTCAGGGCTATCTTGTACTTACACCTCAATACTCTCAGGTGTCCCAAGCATCTATTGATGCTCGCCAGGCTCCTCCAATTTACATAGCTTTGATCGAAGCAGGGGCGGTTCACTTTGTAACCATCGCAGTAATGGTTCAACTCTAAGGGAAGGATAACTAATGTCAACAGCGTATTCATTTAAAAGTGTTGTTGGAGCCTTCACCGACCCTGATGCCGGAACATATCCATTTCAGGGTCAGCAAGGCTTAAAGCAGATAACAATTAACAATGCCACGGAACGTACTGCTCATGATACAGCTTCTGATGGAACAGTCATGATCAGTTACATTTCTGGTGCTTCAGGCTCGGCCGAACTGGAATGTCAGCAGAATAGTTCTCTCCATGAATTCTTGGTCAACTGGGCAAACATTAAGTATACCCAGGCTGAGAGTGGTAACGGGGCTAACTATGCTTCGGCTGCACTGAAAGTAATAGATCTGATTAATGGGGCTATTCATACTCTTACTGGTATTAGTCCAGCTAAGATTCCTGATAAGAACTATACAGCTGCAGGTGGTATGGTAACCTGGAGACTGATGGCAGGCAACGTAGTCACACAATAAGGAGGCTTAGGTGGATTCCCGAGTTCTAGTCAAGGATATTAAGATTAATGAACGTACGTATCAGATTAACAAACCTGATGCTCGTACGGCTTGTTATCTATTCACAGCTTTAGGAGCCAAGATCTCAGAGAAAGAAACTTTCTTTACTGGTCTAGGAAGATGTTCAAGAGCCGAATTCGATGATATTCAGAATCTGGCTTTGAGCAAAACCTTCAGAATGGATCAGAAGGAAAGTTCAGTGTTTCCTGTAGCTGTATTTATGAATGGAAAACTAATTGACTCAGAACTCGAGAACAACCCTGACGAAGTAATGAAACTTACTTCAGAATGGTTGATCTTTACACTTGACCCTTTTATGGTCGGAAGCGGATCGAATTCTCAGAAGTAGATACCCCTCCATTTCAACCGGCTGAATATCTAACCTTAAGTTGGTTTCTTATGAGGCCGGTCGAAGCTGGTCTGTGGAAGCTTCATGAGACCTTCGACGGTACCTACACCGCAGATGACCTATTTGATGTTAATGAAATACTCGACGTTCAAGCTGAGAATAGAGCGCGAGCTAAAGCTGCGGCAGGAAAGGACTTAAATGGCTGACAACATTTTAGATTCTTATTTTGTAAGAATCGCGGCCCTTCCTGACACGAAATCCTTTGTTAAAGCTGGATTGATTTTAGCTAGAACTGAGTTATCTATTGCTGGCGTGGCCAAAAGCGCGCTCAAGTCGATCGTCGCTTTTGAAGCCGCGTCAGTAACAGCTTTTGCTGCTATTGGTATTGGACTAATATCTTTGGCTGATAAGACTGCTATGACAGATCAGTCTTATAGACTCATGGGTATTCGAATGCTCATGACTAAAGATTCTGCTAGAGCTATGCAAATGGCTCTAGATGAGTTGGGGGCAACTATAGATGAAGTAGCTATGGACCCTGAACTTAATGCTAGATTCCAGTATCTTTACAACCAAAACATTAGATTAGGTAAACAATTAGGTGGAGACTTTGACGTCATTCAAAGAAACATTCGCGACATGCGAATGGAGTATAAGAGATTCGGTAATGAACTAGAGGTCTTGAGTTATCATGTAGTTACTGATCTATTTAAGAAACTAGGATTTACTGATGAAGACGTTTTAAGTAAGTTACATAGTCTTAATGAATGGTTTACTGCAAATCTTCCTGAAATCTCTAATGTTATATCTAGTGGGTTTATACCTATCTGGCATGATGCTCTAGACATAACTAAAGATTTTGGTGATATTCTGAAGACTGTGGCCGGTAACTTTCAATTGATGACAGGTGTTCTTATGGGTGATGATTCGCTCAAGAATACTCAAGTTACAGTTGAAAGTCTAGTTGAAACCTTTCATGATTGGGTTGATTGGATTGCGAAGGCTACTCTTGGTATCCAGTTTCTGGTAAAAGCTGGACTTCATAGTGTAACAGCAGCCTCTTACTTTGCTGAAGAAATGAAAGCTCTGGCTCATGGAGATACTGCTGGATTTCAGAAGTACAAGCAATTACAAGAAGGAGAGAGTGGCGAGGGCTGGGCCGATATCAAAGGTCTTTTGACTGGCAATTTGGAAGGATTAAAAGACTCTTCTGGTATCATGAGTTACTATGCTGATCAGCAGCATCGTATAGGTCTCAATCACGAGGCTCCGAGTAATCTGTCTGAACTCATTGGTGTTACTGCTCAGAAATACAACATAAATCCTGAACTTCTAGCCGCTATTACTCATCAAGAAGATCCGTCACATGACCCAGGTGCTGTGAGTCCTAAAGGTGCTATGGGTCTAATGCAGTTGATGCCAGGAACAGCTAAGCAAATGGGAGTTACTAATCCATTTAATCCACTTCAGAATATGGATGCTGGAGCTCATTACTTTTCTGATCTTCTTAAAAAGTATAACTATGATATTCCAAAGGCTCTAGCTGCCTATAATTCAGGTCCTGGTAACGTAGATAAGTATGGCGGGGTACCTCCATTTCATGAGACCGAGCAGTATGTGTCTAGGATCATGAGAAACTTTACTGCTTTAAATGCTGCATCTCAAGAAGCTGGTGGTAAAGTAATTATAGACACTCTTAACATAAACGTTCCCCATGATCTTCCTGATGCTAAATGGTCTGACTTTGTTAAGAATTCTTTTAAAGACCAAACTGATAAAGCTACTAGGAATACTACAGCACAGACAGCGGGAGGAGCGTACTACTAATGGCTTCTGGAATTATTCTTCCGTCTCTATTAACTTTATCAGCTTCAGCTTCCGAGGCTCTGATTTTTTCAAGTGATCCTCAGAGTCAACTAATTCAAAGTATTGGTATTCCAGGAACCTGGACTCCCCCTCAGTATTCTCGGCCTGCACTGACGATAATCCAGGTTCCTGCCGGCAATAGTAGTACTTCTGGTCAACCAAATAGTCCACTTACTAACTATGTTTTCGATGCTGTATTTGCTATAAAGCATCGTCGTTCTGTTCGTAAAACATCTCATCCTGTACTTACAGGAGCTAACCTAACTGATCATGCTTATGTTCTACCTTCTAGAGTTACTCTAGAGATAGGTATGAGTGATGTTCAAGCTTCATATCAAGAGGGTGTTTGGACTGGTTCGGCTACAAAAAGTATATCAGCATGGCAGATTCTTAAAACAATAATCAACACTAAACTTCCCTTTACGTTGATTACTCGTTTAGATACTTATCTAAACATGTTGATTATAGACATTGATGCTCCTGATACTAATAAGACTCAACATGGATTAAGAGCTACTATTACCTTAGAAGAACAATTAATAGCTAGCACAATTTCGACTACTGCTGTTAGTGCCAGACCTCAAACTACCGATTCAACTCAAGGTGGCACTATAAATGGTGTAGCTCCTAATGCTTCTCAGGTTCAACAGTTTAAGGTTCCCTCTCCTCTGTATCCAAATGTTCAACCTATAAGTCCACCAATTCCTGGCTCTGGATCAATTAGTAGTGATAGTCTAGGTGGAACAGATATAGTCTATACTGGAAGTTCTACGCCTACAGGTCCATGACATGAGTCTACAAGTCATTACTTTAACTAATTCTCCTAATCAATCCTATACGGTAAACCTTACTGTTGATGGATCTCCTCTTACGCTTAACATAACAATTAACTATAATGAGATGGCCGGTTATTGGATACTAGCTATTTTTAACGCTAATAGTCAATTACTTATAGATTCTGTTCCAATGTTAACTGGAGCCTATCCAGCAGGAAATCTTCTACAGCAACAAAAGTATCTTAATATTGGATCATGGTATCTTGTGAATGTCTCTAATCTTCAGGTTGAAACTAGTGGTAACCTAGGATATGGAGAAGGTGGTTATGGTCAAGGCGGTTATGGTGGCGAACAAGGTCAGGGTGGTACAGACTATCCTAACGCTACGAACTTAGGTACAGATTTTCAGTTATGGGTTGATGATACCCCTGAGGTATAATGAATGAGTAAGAATACACATGACATTCTTCGCCAATTAGTAGAGAAGGTAACATGTAAACTTGATTGGGAATTCGGGCTAGAGGAAAGTGAAGAAGAAGGTCTTAGACTTACTATCCTCGTTCCAGTATACGATTCTTATTATCCAAAGCCTAGATTCATCAGAGTCAGAAATTACTTCCCAGTACCAACAGCTACATATAATGAAAAGACATGGCGTAGATGGATTTTCGAATGTTGTCGTGGCGTAGAGAATCATGAACTTGGTGAGTGGTTTAAGGTTGATGGTTATAGACCATTTGCTCCGCTTCATGGTCCTGGTGAAGATCCATATACGGTTCATGAATTTCGTGATGAGGTTGATGCTAGAACCGTACAAGATGGTTCAGTGATTGATTCCCTAGTTTCGAAGTGATTGATGCAAAAATTCTGGTGTAATATTATATAGCCAAATGTTGCACAAATTACCCTAGGTATCTCCAGGATCACCCTAGGTATCTCCCGTATTCACCCGAGGTGGGCTAATGACAAGTAAGACCGAGTCAGACAAGGTGAATGATGAAAGACACATCGAGAACCTTCGGAAGTTTGACAATATAGATACAGACTTAAGAAAGAACACTGAAATTGGTCAACAGGCGCTAAGAGAATGTCAATCTAATAGACATGATATTAAAGGCCTAACCGCTTCGATAAAAGATTGGATTGATCATCTACAAGAAGAACGTGAAGATCAAAAGAAGATAAATACAGAATTTGCTCAAAAGATTGAAAAGCTTACCTATAGACTAATGTGGATTTCTGGTGGTATCGCTGTAATAGGGGTTTTAGCACATGAACTAGGGGATCTTTTATCTCCTGTCTTACGTACGTTACTAGGGGTTCCAATGAAGTAACTGGAGGATAAATTGAGCACCGGATCAACAATTCCATTCTATGGTAGAGCGTGGGCCCTAACCATAACTCCTTCTACTGGTCCAAGTGCTGGAACACCTATAGTTGTAACTTCAGATTCTTTTGAGCCTGAAGCCCTGAGAATGACCTTTGAAATTGAGCAGTACGCGTTCTCAGCCTATTGGCAAGCTGAAATTACGATCTACAACGCTAATGGTCCAATTACTAGCGGACCTTCTGCAGGGATCAATCTATATCAAGCTGTCATACAAGAAGGAGACTTGGTAACTGTTGCAGCAGGATACCAAGCAGATTACCCATATCCTTCAACTCCTCCTATTATATGGAGTGGGCCAGTATTCTACACTATTCAAGATAGACTTGATGTTGTAGATCAACGACTTATTCTTCATTGCATACTTAATAGAGCATTAACCACACAGAACTTTATAAATGATACGGCTCCTGCGTTATCAACACAGTTTACTCAAGCTCAGATCATTGCTTCTAAGTCAGTTAATTCTATCGGTATCGATCAAAATCAGATTCAGAGAGTATTTGGTGGCGCTGTTCCACAGAGAACGGCTGTCAATCTTCCTCGTGGTAAATCGTATTTCGGTAACCCACACCATTATCTTCAGTTGTTAGCTGATCAAAACAGCGCACTGTCGTGGTTCGATCGGACCCACTGTAACTTTGATACTCTTCAATTTCCAACAGGCCCTTTGATTACTACTTATTCTCCTGTAAACGTAGATGGAGGTCCTCCTCAGAGAGTAGGTGGAGTAACATTAAGTCTTATAGGTCAACCTCAGCAAACTCAGTTCGGTGCTAATATTAGAGTTCTATTAGATCCGAGAGTTCAGATAGTATCTCCTTTACCTCAGGTAGGTATTCTATTACGTTTCGTTAGACAGGCTCCAATATCATATCCTATTCCTAAAGGTCAGATTCCTCCTCTTCCTCTTCCAGGTGATGGTCAATATGTTGTAGTTGGAGTTAGATTCACAGGAGATACACGAGGAAACCCTTGGTATCTGGACATCACAGGGGCTCTAAATGTAGTAAGTGCAATTCAAATGGTAGGTCAGAACCTTCAAGCTGACACATCGGCAAACTAAAATGCTTTCAATTCAAGAAAGATTAGCTCTTAAAACTGAGCCCATTGAAGGAGCTTTGTGGCAATGGGCTTGTATGTTGAGAACTGCTATGCCAGGCAAGGTCGTCTCCTTTGATGCCACTCGTCAGACTTGCCTTGTTCAGCCTACTATTCAAGAGTTGGTGTTACGTCCTCCTCCAGCTACTTCTCAAACTACTAGTCCTGGGTCAACTCAGAATATTCCTACGAGTGAAACTATTAAACCTATTCAGGACGTCATTCCTATAATGATGAGAGTACCTGGGTGGTCTATTACTCTTCCTATTGTAGCCGGTACCGAGTGTCTTTTAGTTTTTGCTGACATGTGTGTAGACGGGTGGTGGCAAAATGGAGGAGTTCAACCCCAATATGACCGTAGACGTCATGATATCTCCGATGCATTTGCTTTATTCGGGCCCTGGTCTCAGCCTAATCGTCTTACCAATTACTCTACGACTTCCGTACAAATTAGGTCAGATGACGGAAATACTGTCATTGATCTTGCCCCAAACACTATTACTGTTAAAGCCACCAACGTAAATGTTGAGCATACAGGAACTCCACTTCCTCTGGTAAATGATAACTTTTATCAATGGTTCATTACGACCTTCATGAATGCCGTACAATATGCTACGACTAGGCCACCACCTCCAGCGAATCCTGAGACGACTATTCTGAAAGGACAATAGCTATGGCGACTATTACTGTTCGTGCTATTGATCCAGTCACTTTTGAACCTCAGCAAGGGAATGGTCAAAACAACTTTATATCTGATCTAGCCGCTATTGTACAGATCATTAATACCCGTTTGAGACTGTTTCAAGGAGAATGGTTTCTTAATCTATTAGATGGCTTACCTCTTTTTCAATCTATAGAGGGATCTTCAGGTGATGCTAGGAATATCCAACTAATCATCAATCTGATCTCAAATAGAATAAGTCAAACCATTGGTGTTACCTCAATTTCTCAGGTAACATCTAGTTACCAGAACCGGCATTTCAAATATTCAGCAGTAGTTCAGACTCAATTTGGAGTTATTGTAGTCAATAATTCTCCTGGAACTACAGCTACTTTATCAGCTTCAACATAAATAAGAGGACTAAAATGGCATACTTCCCACCAGTGATAACCGCGGCCGGATTATCAGTGCCACAGTTCTCTGATATTCAACAAGCCTTACTCAATGCTTATCAGACTAGTTATGGTAGTACAACTTATCTTGGTAATGACTCTGCAGATTTTCAGTGGATTTCAGCAGTATCACTGAAGCTTAATGATAATATGGGGTTGTGTCAGTTAGCTTATAACTCACGGTCTCCACTTACAGCTATAGGTTCTGCTCTAGACTCTGTAATCAAATCTAATGGAATTACTAGACTATCTCCTTCATTTTCAACTGCTATCCTTACACTTGGAGGTACGTCAGGAACTCCTATAACTAATGCGGTTATCCAAGACATCAATGGAATTCTTTGGTCATTACCTCAGAATGTTCAAATTGGTACAGGTGGAACTGTTATGGTATCGGCTACTTGTCAACAGAGTGGTCCTATATCAGCTGCGATTGGTACTATAAACATTCCTGTTGGTGGGTTTACGGCTGGATGGACTTCTGTTACAAATTCCGCTCCTGCTGTAGTAGGACAGCCTACAGAAGCTGATTCATCGTTAAGAGCCAGACAGTCTATATCAGTATCTTTACCATCGGCAACTAGATTAGCTGCTACTCAGGCTGGTATTGAACAAGTTGCTGGAGTCACTAGAGTTAATGCCCTAGAGAATCAACTTTCAGTTACTGATGCTTTTGGCAATGAAGGACACTCTTTAACTTGTGTAGTTGAGGGTGGAGCTGATGCGGCCGTAGCTATGGCTATTTTTACTAATAGAGGAATTGGTTGCAATACTCAAGGGGCAACTGTTCCAGCCATGACTATCGTACCTGTAACAGATCCTAATTCAGGAAACGTTACTGAGATTGGATTCGTAAGACCAAGTGATGTTCCAGTCTATATTCAAATTAATGTTCATAATTTAAGTTTAGCTTTTACTTCAGCTACACAAACTGCTATTGTCGCTGCGTTAGTAGGCTATTTAAATGCACTAGAAATTGGAGAAGAAATTACTCAATCCGGTCTATATGCTGCGGCTATGTCAGTAATGCCTAACATTCTTCTTCCAATGTATTCTATTAAAGGTTTGTTTCTTAGTCTTAGTCCAACTCCAACTACAACTGCTGATCTTGTTCTAGAATTTTTCCAAGTAGCTCTTGGAATAACCGCTAATGTTAACTTAACGGTGGTGTAAGGTGGGAACACAACCTACTCAATTATTGCCTACAGGATACTATAATAAGCTATTAACTTCGATGTACAACAGTGCAGAAAATTATCATGATTGGCTGCTAGCTGTTTTGAACATCGCCAATGATATTAGTAACTGTCTAGCTAGCATAGAGACTGCTTTTGATCTCAACTATGCTGTAGGAGCTCAACTAGACATATTAGGCCAGATTATTGGAGTTAGTAGAACAGTTCCATTTCAACCAAGTGGTGGAGCTAGTCCTGTATTAGATGACAATACTTACAGACTATTACTTCAAGCTACTGTAGCTAATAATAACTGGGATGGAACAATTGGAAGTCTTTATCCTATATGGAATTCCTTATTCCCAGGTGGCCAGATTACCATATTAGATAATCAGAACATGTCAGCAACTATTATCATGACTGGTAGTTTTAGTCTCATCATTCAAGACTTGATAAATAATGGCATGATTGTTCCTAGACCTCAGGCTGTTGAGTATACTTATGAGTTTGGTAGTACGCCATTCTTTGGATTTGACTTAAACAATTCCTTTATCGCTGGTTGGGATACGGGTAAATGGAGCTAGTAAATGCCAGGACTAAATAACTTTCTAGTATGGAATCCCAGTCAAATCAATCAGGAAACTGATGCTCAATACTCAGCTGATAGTCAAAGAACAGGGGGTGCTCCAGTTGGCACCCCTTTTCCTTCTAGAACAGGTAATAAGGTTCTATATCAATGCTCTACAGGTGTCGCTGCTTTAATGCAGATGATGGCTAATAAGGGCTTCAATGTTACTGACGTTAACTTTGGTAACTTAGCATCAGTCTTATCTGCTATTCAAACTACGGCTGATATTAAAGCTCCCCTTATTACCATACCTTATTCTCCTTCACCTGTGTTCAATGCCGCTTTAACATCTACTTTTCAGATGACTTTGTCAGGTAATTCTACTAGTGGATCTATAGCTAATTGGTTTCCTGGTCAAGTAATTAACTTTATCATCGTTCAAGGTAGTGGTGGTGGCTTTCAATTTAGTATGACTGGAATCAATGGCTGGCCTCCTATCTTAAATCCAGCTGCAGGGGCCGTGACTGTTGTTCAAATTATAGCTCGAGCTGATAATACCTTATGGGCCGCTGAGCAACCTTATCTTGGCTTTACTCCAGCTCAACAGGGCGGAGGAATTGGTCAAATAGCAAATAAGGTTTATATTGGTTGGAGCACTCCAGATAGACTTAAAGCAACAGTAGATACTACCGATCTTGGGAATTTCGTTTTTGATACTCAGCTCAACGCTACACAAGCTACTCTACAAGGTGAGATAAACGCTACTAATTCTCAAGTTGGTACTATCAATAGTGAGATTAGTACGATCAACAGTGAGATTGGTACTATCAATAGTAATATATCAACTATTAACGGAATTTTAGCCGCGTTCACAGGGTCCTTTGCTGCTAATGGTTGGGTAGCTATAAGATTGAATGGTGGAGCTCAGTTTATCATTCAATGGGGTTCAACAGGAGATTTTGACGGAGCCGGTGGTGTTACATTTCCTATAGCATTCCCAGTTGTTTGTTGGATGGCTATGGGAACTGATAGATTTGGCGGTAGTTCTAGAATCGTAAGTACGAGTGCAGTTAGTAGAACTGGTGCAACCTTTCAAAAGGATGGGGTAGGAAACGGAATCTATTGGATTGCTGTAGGTGCCTAGGAGATAGTATGAAGAAAGCTTTACAGATCATCGGTATTGCGCTCCTATTGGCTCTACCTGCTTTTAGTCAAACAATCTTAACGCCTAATGTGGGTCTTCAGATTCCGGCTGGAGGATCCAATAACTGGAATCTTCCACTGAACTATAACTTTAACCTTATTGATCAGATACTAGGTGGAACAGTTCAAGTCCCTGGTCTAGGATTAGCTCTTACCCCTATATTCGGAGTTGGTGCTCCAGCTACGGCTTGTTCAGCTAACAATCAAGGTCAAGAGTATTTTGATACTAGTACCTCTCCATTTAATGGTTATGTTTGTAACAATTTAGTATGGAACAATTTTGGTAGTGGCGGTGGAGGCGGTGGGGGTGGAGGAGCTTTTCCAAATGGTTTCGTATTTGGTACGAGTTCTACAACAGCTAGAACGGCTGTTCCTACCGATATAAGTTTCTTACTCTCTACTTTAACTGGTTGTAGTACTGCTGGTTTTCTATATTCTCCAGCTAGTGGTAATTGTATCGCTGGTGGAGGTGGTGGAGGAAGTAGTAACTTCTCTGCTCTTATAGCTGGAACTAACAATACAGCCGCTATGGTGGTTGGTTCTGGGGCTTCAATGACAGCTAGTGGAACAGGTTCTATTGTTGCCACAGCTATGCCATATTCAGCGTTAACTGGAACAGTTCCAATATGGAATCAGAGTACTACTGGTGATGCTGCTACGGCTGATGCTCTATCTGGAACTCCTACTGTATGTTCAGCTGGACAAGTTCCTATTGGTATTCAAGCTAATGGAAATGCCACTGGTTGCTTCAACCCTTCAGGTAGCGTTTCAGGAACCACTGGAAGTTATGGTTTATTTGTTTCTGGTTCTGCTATTGGAAACGGTAATTTCAATTATGGTATAACAACAGCTGGAACTAATACTAGTACTGTTCCATTCCAAGTAAATGATGGTTCTGGTGCTGGTGGTACTTTCACTAGTTATGCTGGATCTGCTCCATCTGGCGCAACTGGTCTATCAAGACTGTATGATTCTAGCACGACTAATCAGTTCATGGTTAACATGAACAATGTTGGTCAAGCTTATTTAGTATCTGAATCAACAGCAGCTACCCCAGGCGATTGCGTCATCTTTGATACTGACGGCATTAGAGTCAAAGATTCTGGCGTTGCTGGTTGTAGCAGCAGTGGTGGAACTCCTGGAACTCCTAGTTTTACAGGTGATGCTGGAGCAGGAACAGGTGGTAGCCTAGTTATCTCTTTAGCTTCTGGTTCAAATGATAATAATGGCTTCGTAAATCTAACAACAGGAAATTCACCAGCTACCCCTTCTCCTACGGTTGGAGTTATCACGATCACATTTGGTGGAACATTTTCTAGTGCACGTAAATGTTCTACCGGCCCTTCTAGTAAACTTTCACAAGCTTTAGGATCTGGTGCGCTTTTCGTACCTAGTAGCGGTTCTACGGCTACTAATTTTGTTTTAACAAACGGTGGATCAGCACTTCCGGCAAATACCACTGGTTATCAGTGGTGGTACCGGTGTGGAAACTAAATGAAACGACTTTTATCGATAATCATTCTTTCAATTTGTAATGTGACCTTTGCTCAAGCCACGAACCCAGTGATGTCACCTGGAACTAGTACGTTTAGCGGTAGTGTCACTGTTAACCTATCTAATTCAACTTCAGGTTCGGTATTCTTTTGTACTACTGATGGTTCAACTCCTAATATCGCTTCTACACAATATACTAGTAGTGTAGTTTTCCATTCTACTACTACGTTTAAATGTCTAGCTGCGGTGATTGGAGTTAATCAGTCACTTGGTCAGACTCACAATCCAGCCTCTAATAATTATTGGAAGTATCCACCAGATTGTCGAGCAGCTAATGGTAGTGCTACTTGTCCTAGTGGTGCTTATAGTACAACTGGGGCAGGATGTCAGTGCGATGATCCTGGAGGAACTGGAGTACCTACAAGTACAACTTGGACTACTGGAAATTCTTCACCTTCTTTATCAGGTAACTCAATGCTATTTGGCGCAACTGGTCAAATAAGTAATCAAACAAACATCTTATATCCACTTAAATCTTCCTTTGGTGGTTGTAATGGTTGTACTGAGTTCTTAGAGACTCATGACTATTATTGGCCTACTACAAGCAACTCGTCCTCTGATGAAGATGACATGTATTCTTTTGATGTAACTGATGGTATTCGCTACATGGCCGGTGGTCAGTACTGTCATAATGGTTGTCCAAGTGGTACGGCTGGTTGGGATTTCTGGGGTAATAGTAACGTTCCTTGGACTTATACTGGAGTAACAGCTGGTGGAACTCGTGGAGTATGGCATCATTATCAAAGGTACATGTATAGAATACCTAGTGAAGTTAGTAGTAGACCATGCTCTTCTAGCGGTTCTTGGCCTTATATCTATATTAAGTATCTAGCAATTGATGGTACACCGTACACAAATGGTGGAACATTTTGGAGAGCTTGTGCCAATGCTTTACCTAGTGGATGGAGTACTTTAGCCGGTTATCAAGCTCAAATTGATATTGCTTCTCATACTACTTCAGTTGGAGCTACACAATACTGGGACAATGTTAGTTTTCTAGCGACATATGCTCCATCTTCTGTGGTTACGGCTACTTATACTTTAGGGGGAGCCGCGCCAACTTCTCAAGATAGCATCACGGGTCACGGCGGATTATCTGGACAGGTCGTTATTAACTAGTAACGAGTACTTGAGGAAAAGATGCAAAAAATCTGGTGTAATATTATATAGCCGGAAATTGCACAAATCACCTCAGATAACCCCGGCATTCACCGGAGATAACTCAGGATCGTATGTATATATCATTTTGTGAATCAATTGCCCGCATGGAAGGGTGGTTAACACCCACCTCTCGTTGTAGAAGAAACCATAATCCAGGTAACATAAGGTATGGACTTTTTGCTCATAGTCACGGGGCCGTTGGTACTGATGGAGCTTTTGCTATATTCAAGGATGATGCATCTGGTTTTGATGCGATGAGCCAATTGCTTGAAGCGGCTTATCAAGGAGATACGATTTCTAAAGCTATTTATAGATATGCTCCTCCGAATGAGAACAATACTACTCAGTACATCGCAAATGTTTGCCTTTGGACCGGTCTGAAACCAGATACTATCCTAAGCAACTCACTATTAAGTCCACCAGTTACAGGAGAAAATAATGGAACGCCGAAACTTGCTTAAGTCTTTAACAGTTGGCTCAATTGTATTGGCTACCAGTGGTCCTACTCTAATGGTTGCCGGCTGCAGTACGAGCTGGATTACCACAGCGGTCGATGATATTCCTACTATCTCAAACATCGTAGGTAGTGTCCTGTCTATTGTTGCTCTAGGAAATCCCGCACTTTCTCCTGAACTTTCTGCACTTATCAATGCCGGCCTTCAAGCAGCTAGTGCTGCTCTCGTTACTGTTCAGAGTTTGATCAGTGATTATAAGACTGCTCCTAATGCATCTATACTTACTAAGATTGATGCTGCTCTTACTGATGTTCAGACTAATCTGAGTAGCGTACTTTCTGCGGCGCATATCAAAGATGCGGCGTTGCAGGCTACGATCTCTACGGGAATTAGCCTGGCTTTGACTGTTCTTTCAACCATTCAACTTCTTATTCCTGCCACAGTGTCTAGCCGGAAGAGCGCCGCTTTGAATGTCTCAGTTGATCGGTCACAGGCTAAGAATGCTGTTCCTCAGAAGATTTCTGTTGTCCCGTCCAATACTCTTAAGATGATGTACAATGTGGTAGCTTCTAGCTGTGGCTACTCGGCTCAGGTGGTGAAGTAATGCCGGATCTTACTAAATTACCTAGGTTAGGTAAGTTACCTGCTCAGCATCCAGTAGGAGCACCACTCTTCAGAAAGTATACTGTAGACTTGCCTCAAGCTCCAACTACATTCACTTGTACTAACAAGATGACTACTCTAGGTCTCATGATGAATGATGAACTTGGAGACTGTGCTATTGCTGGACCTGGTCACCAGGTCCAGTTTTGGACTGCACAGGCTGGAAAGCAAGTAATCATTCCAGACAGTGCCATCCTTAGTGCTTATGAAGCTGTGGGAGGCTATGTTCCTGGTCAGCCTAACACGGACAATGGTTGTGTCCTTGTTAATGTAATGGACTACTGGCAGAAGACCGGGATTGGTGGACATCAGATCGGAGGCTGGGCCGCTCTGATGCCTCCACCATCTTCAATGTCAGCTCATACCTCTCTTTGGCATAAGATCTTTGGTCATGAACCAAGAATCAAAGATACTGGGTCGTGGATTAATGATTTCCAGAATGCTCTTTATTATTTTGAAGGAGCGGTAATTGGTCTAGCTCTGCCAAGTAAACTTCAGGGTTACACTAATATTGAAACCTGGGATTTTGTTCCTTCTAGTGATCCAAATTCGCAGCCTGGGACCTGGGGTGGTCACTGTGTCATTTTGATACCTGGCTACGATACCACCTACTGTAATCTAGTTAGTTGGGGTAAGATCTATAAAGTCTCATGGCGCTTTCTAGCGGCTTACATGGATGAGGCTCGTGTAGCAATTTCAAAAGATATTCTCTCTGGAGATAAGTCTCCTGAGGGATTTGACTATGCAACTCTCAATGCTGATATTCTAGCGAGGAACGGATAATGACTTTCTGGCAATTTATTCAAGCTCATGGAATAGTAGTTGCCGGTTTAGTTTGGTTTCTCTATACTTCGGCTGTTAATGCCTTTCCTCCGACAGGTACCCCGTTTGTCTGGGGTACCTGGCTTAGGGCATTCATGAAAGAAATAGCTCAAACAAAGCCTGATCTTTCAGCTCTTCTAACTCCTCAACAGAAAGCTGTTCTAGATAAAATGGCCTAATTATTCAAAATCGTAAGTCAACTCACAGTTATGATAGACAGTCTTTGATTTTGGTCTATCAGTACTAGGGTCAATTATAGTGGTGTCAGACTTAACATCACAGACTGCGGTTACATTTCCTTTAGAGCTATGATCTATGTCCAACTTAATTTTAGTTGGACTAATCTTGGTCGTTAGGGGTTTCTGACGATTCGTTGGATTCGCGCTGTTGAGTTGAAAGAATAGCACGGATACGAGGATCAACTTCATCATCATAGTATTTTTTCTCCAGTTTAGTTAGTTCATCTGGCCTCGACAATATTCCTTCAATATCAGGAGGAATATAGTCGGGGCCTTTTGGCGTCTTTGTACCGTATTTCTGGCCATCAATCGCCTTAATATTTGTCTTAGTCATGTTGCTTCTATGCACTTCGGTAAAGATTCTTTCAATTGGAATTCCGTACGAAATTGCAGTACCAACAAGTACATAGAGTGAATCTGCGATTCCGTCTGCAATTTCAACAATATTTTGGTTTTTAGGATGGAGTTGGATTTCATGATCATTTATTCTAACAATCCCCATAGCGTCAAAAGTTTCTTGTACTTCTTCTTTTATTAATCTATATCGAAGAAATGTTACCTCAGATGGAACATTGAGAGTAGGTTCTTTTGGTATATAGTGACCATACTTATCATGAAATTCAGTTAACATCTTTTCAATCGACATCTAACCCCCTTCTTTCTATGAATTTCCTTATGACCTCTACTCCATGTCCTTTAACATAACAAGGACCTTTTAACAATGGTAATGGATCTTTGTGTTTTCCTACTTGAAATTCTGCTAACTGTAGAACATTAAGTACGGCTGTCATCTTAACATCAGGATAGTAGATAACATATAAGACAATAGCATTTCTTGACATTCGCTTACAGACTTCAAACTGACGAATATCATTAACTGATTCCCAAGGATAACAGCTTTGTTCTGTTCCCTTATCTCCTATTTTTGTCTCATAAAAGGTAACGAAGCTATACTTAATGTGCATGTTGTCTGGAAGACCTAACATTACCTTATCACTAATCTTGATAACTACTCCGCCTATCTCCTTCTTAATCTTAAAAGCAAGCATCGCGCCAAAGGTTGATTCTTTCATTGTACTAACTCCAGACATTTTTCTTTAAATGATTTGAATCCACTTTCAACCCAATCAACATGAGCTTTTCCAGGACCAAGATGAATCAACCAGGCTATATGCCACATCATTATAGTTGCTAACTTAACAAGAAACCCCTTGTCTTCTTTAGTCATCTCATTAGTTCCTCTATTGTCGTGATCACTTTTTCTTTTTCAGAAACGTTTGCCTCTAGCCATTCTCTCTGAGCAACGAGTCTTTCATCATATTTCTCTGGGGTATCAAGAGCTTCAAATTCCGCAGGGGTTCCTTGATATGGCTCACCCATAATAATTGCGTCTCTAGGATCTGAATAGATGATGCTTTCAGCCCAAGCTGAATTTAGATAACGAGTTCTCCACCATCCAGATCCAGCTGAAGGGTATCCACAAGAAAGAACACCAAAACTTTTAGAGAATAATTCGATGGTCATGTTCTCACTTAACACGAACCCATCGCCCATGCGTTTGTTACCAACGTAGAAAACGGGCAACTCAAATCCTTGTTTATTGATCCAACGAGTATGATCGGATAGAGCGGCCATAACCCATTGTTTAGTCTTATTATAGAAGGTGGGTATAAAAACAGTGGGATACTTGACCCATCTTGAAGGGTCAACAGTGACCAAATTGGCATTGTAGTTTCCTCTCATTAAGAATTCATGATCACCCCAAGGAAACATAGGAGCTAATACAGGAGCATTATTCCCAGCTACGTCAATTGACATCATCAAAGATAAACTACTATAGGTTTGTTCTATAATCTCTGGATCATATGGAAAATTCTTATAGTCAAGATATCTTAGCCACCTGATAAGAGTATATCTAACTGACGGACCGAAGTTACAAAAACTCCAATCATCTGCAAAGACTGCAAATTTTCCTTCCATCTGACTCATCGCGTAATGAGTCTCAGGAACATTACCTGAAGACATAGAGTTAAGAGGAGCGACTCCAAGAAAAGCATAGTTATACTTCCATGTTAAGTCTTCTCCAATGATTACTTTTCTCCTCTCTACATCATGCCCCATGTCTTTTAATATGTCTTCTAATAAATAAGAGAATGTCATATAGTCACCTCGGACTTTAGTACTACCTGACATTCTGCTAGTGTAGCCAGAGATTAGAATCTTACCCATCTAGGTCTCCCCATTCAAGATATGATGATTCTCCCATAGCTTCTTCAACTTCTTCTTTGGTTCTAAGTAACTTATCTATAAATTCTTCTTTGATCTTAACGTTTTCAGGAACTTCGGCTCCTAAAGCTTCTCCACCTGGGTTGATCTTAAGAGAATGAGTTTTCATTATAGCCATAGCAAATCCAGGTGCTTTAACTATATTCGCTCCAAGAAACCTACCTGGATCAGCAAATGAGATATAGAACAATTTCTCTGGTTGACCTTGTTCTTCAGCTATCATCTGCACCATTCTTATAACTGCAGGTACGGTATCATCTGTCATCTCGTAACCGCCTTTGGAAACTTATTCAGAATAGTTAGAAGAATTAATCCCCAATGAGAGATCACCTGATAACCTTCATATTTGGTAGCAAGACCTCTAACTACAAGATCTGATCTACCCTGCTTACTAGCTAAGTTACCATCCCATGTAACAATCGTAAGTTGAATCAAAACATCTTTTTCCGCACCTGATAACTCATCCCATATTTTCTGAGCCTCAGGTAAAGTCAATGCCATCCATACTACATCATTTAGTCTCTTCATCTTGCGACCTCAGCTTTAATTTCTGGAATATATTTCTCAACAGCATTCGTAGCAATTATGTCGCATTCTTCCCAAGTAGATCTAAAGTTTTGCTTAGACTTAACTAAGATACTAATATTTCCTGCTTCAACTGTTAATTCACCGAGTTTAGAATTGACGTATTCGGCTATTAATTCTTTAATCTTTTTCTGATCAATTTCTACTTTTATCTTCATTCTGTACACCTCCTCCAATTTTCTCCTACACTTACTTGCCACAGAAGTGGTACGCGGCATGGAATACGCGCGTCAGGAGCCTCAAGTAACTCTTTGAAATCTTTGCTTTTGGACCTGTCTTCGATATCCCCATCAATCTCATCGTGTACAGTAGCCCGAAGGACCATCGTAAGAAATTTACGGTTTCGGTAAGTCTCGAGTAGCTTGACCTTAAGAGTATCGGCTGCGGTTCCTTGGATAATTGCGTTAAGAGCTGAGTGTAGTCGCTCACCGGTGGGATACCTTCTGCGTCGGCCCATGACCGTATGGACATACCCGCGATTCTTTGCAACTCGCATTGCCTCTTGAGATAACTTCTTAGCCTCTGGAAATTTCTCATCGTATTCCTTTGAAATTGCAAAAGCTCTTTGCATCGCACAAGTTGAACGATGATTAGCTTTACACCACTGATCTCCTGGAGGAACTCCACAATTGCAAGGACAACCTAATTTCCGGGCAAGTTTGGGAATACCCATCGTGTACAACTTGCCGAAATTGTTATGCTTTGCATCTTTTCTCTTCTGACCGAGGAGATCTGCAACGAGTTGATGAAAGTCCATCGTCGGATCTTTACAATAATCCGCAATGAGTCTGTCAGACTTACTGTAATGCGCAAACCAACGGAATTCAATCTGAGAAGCGTCAGCCGAAACGTACAGTTTTCCGTCGTCTGGGATGAATAGTTCTCGGATGATCCAGGCTGCGATTTCATATTCCTCCAGTTGACTCTCAACCTTCATTACTTGCTGAACGTTTATACCCTTCTTCTCTTTTCCTCCAGAAGAAGCATAACGTCCAGTGACTGTTCCAAACTCGTCACTTCTTAATTGATGAAGCTGATATCTTAGAATGTTATTAGCATCTAATAGATTACGATACTTTATAAGATATTTGGTTAATAGTGAATGAAGCTTTCTAGCTAATAGAATAGCTCTAACGCATGGGTGTTGTATTCGTCTGAGATACTCTTCTTCAAAAGTGATGTCGCCGCCGAGTTCTTCTTCTCTTCTAGGATATTCTAATCCTAAAACATTAAACAATCTCTTAAGATCTGGACCTGAGTTAGGATTGACTCTTACTCCAGTCTGAGCATACAAAGAAAGAATCGCGGATTGATGTGCCTCTTCAACTTCTTTAATCCATCTTTCTAGTTTAGGTCGATCTATTCGAGCACCGGCTCGTTCCATTGCTACTGTCGAGTAGATAAGCTGGTCTTCAAGCTCGCAGACAGCAGTAAGTCCTTGACTGTCAATGTCTTTTTGTTGAGTAGTGTCGAGTTCACGGTGTAGGAAAGCGTCATGTTCTGCATAGGAACCAACCTCGGATGCAGCCATGTCTGCGATGTTGCTTTTGTCGTCTTTTGTTTCTTCTTTTTCGATTCCAAGAATATCGTTCGATAGTTGATTGAGATTGAAGCGTCGGCGATTCTCATCAAGTAAAGCCGCTTTGAAAGCAGGATCATGTACTTTAACATCGAGTTCCTCGAGATCAAGTCCCCAACTATGGCATACTTGAATATCACCCTTCGCGTTGAGAATACTGAGATGTCTGCTCCTAAGATTTCCTTTAGCCCAACGCCGTACGGCGTTCTCGTCAAGATTTCCCCCAGCTCGGTGACCGACGGGAAGATAGTACCGTTTCCCAAGGGGATCGCAAATTGACATTCCAGCGAGTCTAGCTCGATATATGTTCTTATTTGGGAGCTCGAATTCAGTATCAAAACCAAACCTCTCAGTCAAAGGTATTTGAGAAAAGTCGGGTAGCTCAGCCGGAGCTACCCAACCAGTAGGGGCGTGGTTTCCACTAAATAGAGATCCCACCATATCGTCTTTTGGATATTTCTTACTCGGCGACATATACCTTTCCAGCTACCTCAACTATACATCCCTTTTCCAAAAGAACTGTTAATCCTGTCTTATCAGCATACTCCTCAACACATAGAACAGTTTGTATCTCAGTATTAGCTATCATCTTAGAGCATATAAAGCAAGGAGTACAAGAACAGTACATAGCATAAGCCCTACTAAGATCAGCACACTGTAGTAAAGCATTCTGTTCGGCGTGGACTGCCATACAGAGGGAAGTATCCCCAGGCTTAGAACCAGCGCCCAAACAAGGAACATCAATGCAATGATCGAAATTCTTAGGAACTCCGTTATAGCCCGTGCTAAGGACATGTCCGTCTCGATCCGTTATAATGGCCCCGACTTTACGTCTAATACAAGTACTACGAGCAGCTACTAACTTAAGCATCTCTAGATAGTACTCAACTTTGGTTAACCTTCCCGGGGAGCTCAAGTAAAACCTCCAATGCGTGACGTTTATCTTGCTCTAGAGCCGTTGCATAACTCTTCCATGGTTCATTTAACACAGCCGTTGGTTCTTTTCTTCGTAAAATATTAGATAAAGTAAAACTTCCAGGAAGTACATTAGTTATCCTGGGAGAATAGTGATAGTTAGCATCTTCAGAAGTTAACACAACCATTGCCCCTTGTAGATCTTTTTCGTATAAATGACTAGAGGCAAGATTCATTGTCATAGTTCCTACTTTTAAATCTAGAAAAGAAGCTATGACATTAGTGTACTGACTAAAAGTAAAGTAATCGTATGGGAATCCTAACCAAACATCTGAACTTCTCATGTTTACTGTGACATGCAACTTTTCATCTCTAACAAGCCATTGAATAGATATCGTACATGGTATGTCGAGAGAATTTTCTGGTGTTGGGGTCCATATTGTTGCAACAGCCTGTCTTGAATCCTGTTTTGCCAGCGTTTCTAAAATGTATAAAAGCTGAGGTTTAAGACGTGGACCATAGGCTCCTGATAGAACCTGACCATCATCACTGAAATTCTTCATTACTGAGTTATATGAAGTTAAGAAATCTACTTCATTCAGTCCGGCTTGAATCCAAAGCCACTCGGCTATCATGAATCTATAATTCAAGTCTCTATTCGGACTTAGAATGATGTTGTTTAAAGCTGGCTCAATCTCTACTGTTACGTTCATTATCTCTCTTGTTTTATTTCCCCTAGGAGAAGTATGCGCACCACCTTGAATAAGGAACGACATCATTTTTCTCCACGCGTGTGACACACTTCCTTCTTTAATCAATAGAGCCATAGATACGTTCCTTAATGATGTCAGCTAAGACCTGTGGATTTGATCCCTTAAAACGTTTAAGGTAGGATGGGTGAGGAATGAATGAAGTCTTATATACCTGACTTGCTCGATCATTGTACCATGCTTGAGCTCCCTGCCCCATTAAGAAAATATGCTCAACTGAAGGAAGCCAAATCAACATCGAACCTAAAGAATGAGGAATGTTCAAAGGACTATAGGCATTTGAGATAGCAATTTGATGTTCTTCTAATCCAGCCAAAGTTAAGGCAGTATTAAAGTATCCACTAGATCCATTTAAAGCATGAAATGGAACATCAATACTATCATGATTAGGTCGATCTCCAATAAAGAGAAACTTAGCTTTACGAGAACCCACCATTCCTTTAGGAGCTGGCCCATGATTGAATAGTTCCATGTCTCCTAAGATTCTAGTATAGTCAAATTGAGTATAGTCAAGAATTGTTCTAACATTACCATAACTATAAGTCCAACTAAGATAGGCACTATATACTTTAAGAAGCTTTTCTTCAGACTTAAGAAAATCCTTTGGATCTTGTATTTTCTTTTTATAGTTTTCTAAGACTGTTCCTTTAGGAGGAAGACAAATATACTGAAGAACATTCTTTGAATCACAGAGCCTCATAAAGAGTCTTTGACCTTCATTACCTAGAAGATCCGTTCCTCTAGCAACTGGACCGTAGATTCGTTCACCCAGCCAAAGACGATCATGAACTACATCAGTTTCAGCGTTAATAGACTCGTCAAGTATCTTAAGATAGTGAGCCACGATATCTGAACCGGGAGGTGGGGGACCCTCATGTTTGTATTCAAAACCACACTTTTCAAGTGCTCTAGCGAAAGTTGTTTTGCCTCCTCCATCAGGCCCCTCTAGAATTACAACTTGCCCCATCACTTTACCTCCGGCATGGTTATAGCAAAAAAGAAATCACAAACTTGGCACTGACAGTGGAAGTGCTCGAAAGATATATGAGCACACATGACCTGATGCTTGTGAGTTTTCTTTTCTCCAGAAAATGGATTATGTACTTCATGCTCTATTTCAGCTGGTCTATTTCCAGGACAATAGGAAATGGGAAAGATACTATGACTCTTAAAGATGTTATCCACAATCTGACACTTGGGACACCTCGCATATGCCACGGGCATATGTCTAAAAGGCTTATATTTGAATTGTGGAAATGGAATTACCGGGAGGGAAGGAATGATTTCTTCTAGTTCACTTGACATGTTTCCTCGTCTTACTTCACGACTTGTTTACATCGAAAAATATAACAGGGGAAGTGCAAATTTCTTTGCCTTCCCCTGCGCAGCTTAAGTAAAGGAGATTTAAAACTTAAGCAGCAGTCTCAGCCTTCTTCTCCACCTTAGCCGGAGCCGGAGGAATGTTGGCTGTAACCTCATTACCAATCATACCCTTGAGGTGATAGCCTACAGAGGCCTCAACCGGGGTACGGGATACAAGATTCTCTGTTGCAGCAGCAACCTCAGCTACAGTGAAGTGCTTGTCAGGACCATGCTGCTTGGCAAGCTTCTGAAGAGCACGGATAACGTGGCCACGCTGACCGCTATACTTCGCGGCATCAACATCACCAAGAATGCGGTACGTAGCATTCTTGACAGTCACACGGGCCTTACGCTCTTTGGCCGGCTCATCAATCTTCGTGGTTGCCTTAGGCTGCTCAACCTCAACCTTGTCGCCAACCTTGGTCTTTGTCTGCTCAACCTTATGGTCATGCTTCTGATCGGACATTTCTTCTCCTATGCCACTATCTCAAGTATTCCTCGAGCGGCAAATTTATGGATGAAGTAGGTCACCACCCTACCAACATCAGACTTTGTCTTGAGCGTACCAGTAACTAGGTGAGTTATTTGATAGATACTAGCTTGCCCGTTTTCTCTAAAGGCACTCAGTATAACTAACTGACGACCTTTATAATGTGAGAGATCTACATTCTTGGCTAGATTATACTCTCTATTAGCCTTGTTAAAGAGAGTTGAAACTGATTTGTTATGCTCTTTAGTTGTATGCGACGCTATGAATCTCATCGCTTCAGTTGTTGAGCACTTGTCTAACTCAGCGATAACGTTTGAAACTAATTGAACTGGAAAGGTTTTCTTATTCTTTACGAATAACTCAACTCGATCTTTAAAGCTTTTTCTGAATCTTTCGAAATTGAAACTACTTCCTGTTTCATTCTCAGGCCATAAACATTTTCCACGAGATCTGATATAATCATACTCTCCTAGAATCAATTCAGTTAAGTGAATAGGGTGAAGTAATTGAGCACGTCTATATTTCATCTCAAATACAACCCATACTCCATAGCCTGAGAATGGAGCGTTTTTGTTATAAGTCGTTACCTCTCGGATTTCCATTAGTCAATCTCAATCTAATATAATAATTGTATACCGATCATACAACTGTTGTAAACAACTGTTTTCAAATCTTTGGTAACCAAACTTTCGATTACGTAACCGTTTCGTAACTAGAATCTATAACTAAAGTTTCCATCAGGAAGAAGAAAGAAGACTCTCTCTTTAGCTCTACTTACTGCGACATACCAGCACCTGTGTTCATCATCAGGATTCCTTATCATGCCCTCCCATACTGCTCGACTCATCTCAGGGTCTATCAAAACAGTGTGAGCCTCTCGCCCTTTTGATTGATGAATAGACATGAGCTCTACCTTTGGAAGTGCGCACCTTAGAAACCCTCTCTTCCTAATATACGCAGCCATATCTTCTTTATTAGGTATATCTAATAACTGAAACCATCTTTCAATCTTTGGTATCTCAAAGAACGTATCTTTGATACTCACGGATTTGTGTTCTTTAATTAGTCCATAGACTTCTGGTGCTATGTAATCATGATCACAGAAGTGTAGAAGTTTCTTAACATCCTCAGATTTTGCTTCACCATGTTCAAAGAGTTGAAACCACGCTCCAAGAGCTCTTCTAACATCTAGATCATTAAATGGACTTCCCCTACCTATATAAGGAATAGATTCATTTCTTAAAAGTTGAGAGATATCTGATCCTCGATAATGATTTCTAAAAAGAATAAAGGATTTTTGATCGAGATCTACTGATCCCAGATAACCTGCATTAGCCACCAATCCCTCAGATTCTGTAGGATTGTATTCTTTTGGAAGACGTTTCCTTATTCGTTGAGCTATCTCTAACGCGGCGTGATGAACCGCTTTTGATAGTCGATAGGACTGGTGAAGCACTTCTACTTTATCAACCGCTAGATCTTGGAAGGCGTTACTATCAGCACCAGCCCAGTGGAAGATTGCTTGATCGTCATCTCCTGCAATGTACCATCGCTTAGCATTCGCCCCAAGTCGTTCAACAGCGTCCCATTGTAGAGCGGATAAGTCTTGAGCTTCATCGACAAAGATAGTATCGATGTCGAGTGACTTGCCATACTCGATATATCTAGTGAGAAGATCGGTATAGTCAAGCATTCCGTTCGCTTCTTTCCACGCTCTATAGGCATTGGTGAACCACCTTGCATACTTGAAGTCAACTTCGGTTGACAAACCCTGCAGTGTATCCTTAAGTTGAAGTTTCCTATGTCTTCCACAGTGGTTAGCTTGCAAAAGAACATCATCTCTTGTTGGAGCATCTATCCCTCTAGTGAACTCTTCAATCCAAGGATCAAAATCATTACCTGTAAGTTTAATTCCTAACTGATTGCCGAATTTTCTAATATTCTCAGGTCTTACAATTTGATCTCTTCCTATTGCAAGTTGTCGATAACAGATAGAGTGTATAGTCTTTAGATAAGGAAAATCGTTATCAGCCTTATTAGTTCGTTGAAGAGCCTCTACTCTTGCAGCTCTAGTGAAGGTCAGAAAAGAGATTCTGTTGGGGGGAGTCCCGTTCTGTATTTCCTTTTCTAGATACTGAAGTAGACAAGTTGTTTTCCCCGTTCCTGGAGGGCCGAGTATCTTTAGTTTCATCAGTGGCCTTCTTTCGTATAGGCATCATCCAGCTTTTACCTGGACATTGAACATACTCAATGCAATCATACCACATCGGGGGATTGTCGTATGGGCTACGTGAAAATCTAGTTACGTTTTCTTCCTCATATACTTCCATTTTACCGTGAGTTAGCATGCAGAGAGCTATACCCGCCCAGTGAGCATGATGTCTCATTGATATCAAAGGAGCGAAGGTTCCTGCTTTACAAGCTATCAGAAATCCAATCTCATCTAATTCTGAGTTATGTATCCTCGCTACTAAACCCTCATCAAAAGCTTTGATCATCTCATTAGCTATGATAGAGGTCTTCTCATCTCTGCAGTACTCAACCCATTCTTCTGGGTTTAGATTCTTAGCGATGAAAGCATCATCGTCATGAGGATCATAGCTGGTCACGTTTATCCATCACTTTCTCAATAATGTTTTCAATAGTTTGAAGATTGGTTTCTTTATCTATTATCTCAAAGGAATCATTTAAGATAATGAAAGTTACACCAGTCGTTTCATAAATTCTTCTAAAGAAATCATTAAGATAGGCCGAGGTTCTATCATCTGGAATACCGTTGAATCTAAGAAAGTAAACAGCATCTCTCTTAAGTTCAGCTATTTCTTTGATTCTCAGTTCTAATACGCTGCTTCTCATTCTCTATCCTCCTTGTAAGATACCATCTAGCTTTCTCCAAATCTTCTAGGGAATTACTATTTTTCTTCCCAGCACGGCTGATATATTTAACAGTGTTACCCAAATGAAAGTCCAGATTCCACGCTTCAATGACTTTAATAGCCTCATATGGGTTATTGCCTCCTCCATAGTGACGTGGATGGTTTACTGCTTCATCATGTCTTGGTGGTGCTTCTGGCTTACTTGCATATAACGGAGAATCTAAATAAAGTGAACCGATTTTTGTTCTATAGCCAAAACAATAAGCTAAATCGTTTGGTAACCATTGCATAACTATAAGGTTAACGTTATCACGATATTCAGGACCCGCTACTATTATTTCAAGTCCTTTTTGATCTGAAATACTCCATGTCCAATCTCGTGCTTCATTTCCTAAGATTTCTCTTAGTCGTGGGTACACTTCTTCATGAAAGGATTTTCTAAATTCAGTATGCTTCATCATGTCATTTATCAATGTGGTTTCCTCATATTCGAAATTTGAGTTTCCCCTGGAATGATGTCATCAAAGAGTAGTGGCACATACTTTTTAAACTCCTCGAGAAGAGGATCACAAATCTGACGAATCTGAGGGTGAGCCTCTTTGGTTGTACGCATTAACAGCAGATGTCTCCACGATCTAAGATTGGCTGAAGTCATGATCTTAGCTGCTAAAGCATTTGGAAACACGCTTCTTGCTTCTTGAGGTCGCCAACCTTTTTTAAGAAGACTTTTATACCGTGATTCAGCATCTACTATTCCATACACCCAGTCTCTATCATATTTACAATCTTCTTCATGAATCTTAATCTCAGATGAACAAGCCTTACACTCTACTCCAACAATCGGGTAAATGAAAGACGGGGGCATCTTCTTTTCATAGTTTACGAATCTAGTGGATTCTTGAGTAAAAGACATAAGGCGATGACGAACCCACTCATGAGTAATCCCTCTGTCCATAACGGCGATAACTGAACAACTAGCGTGCTCAACCACAGACCAGTCGCCGTGATCCACAACAACGTTCTGTATGAAACGTGTCCATGTATTTTCATTCATGTTCTCCTCTGACCGATGTGATATTCGTGCTCCATACTCTATGTTTCGTAGACCAAAGATCAAATGATCTGGATCCATAATAGATGCTGATGCTTTAATGATTTTCATGCGACTTTTAACTCCGGATAACGTTTGACTAAATGTCCTCTAAGTTTTGGTGACAAGTGAACTTCCTTTGGAGTTATTCTATGTGTGAACCCGGGTAAGACATTAAGTAAATAGAATTGACCTATATCACAACCTGCCGTTACTAGTTCAGAGCAAATCCACTTATCGACGTTGTGCCAATTATTATGAAATAGAATGCCACCAATATCTGAGAAGTCATATGGCTTGCCAATCTGAGCATGAACAAAATTCATGATCGCGTCATACTGCCATTGAGGTACTGAAATAGCATAAACTAACTCAAGTGCTGGTTTACAATAATTAGCTGCACGAGTCTGTACTCCACCTTCAGCCCTAGCACCAGTCCATCTACCATCTGGCTCACCAAACTCGATATGATCCAGATAACCTGCAGAAAAGAAATCTATTAGATTACCTACTATATCTTTAGAGTTAATACATCTAATAATTAGATCTGGCATATAACCTCCTATTCTCCAATGATTTTGTGCAAAAATTCGGGTGTATATTATTATAGGTAAAAATTGCACAATTAACCCTAGATATCACCAGGGTCACCTGGAGTGCACTCTAGGTGAATTGCGTATGTCACCAGGATTTAATATTGAGCTCATTTTTTAACTTCGTCAAAAGCGCAGGATCGAGTTTTCTTTCATCTAAGATTATGCCTCTTGGCTTGTGTGCCTCAGCGGTAATGGCTTCGTTTAGATGTTTCCATTCCTCACGAGAAAACCTAAAGCGAATGATCTGCCAGTCCATCCCTTTGACCATCATGTTGGAATCTCCATAAATTCTACTGGTTTAGCTTTCATAATAGCATAAGCTAGTTCACTTTTAGTAGAATCTCCCATATATCCACCTTTGTTAATGATGTAGACATAGTCAGCAAGATCAATCTTTCGTTTGTGAAGTTCATCTAACTTAATTTTTTCTGATGGAGTACAGTTAAGATTTTCCCCATGAGCTTGATTTACTGAATGAGGATAAAATCCAACAGTAAGAACAATTTCTCCTTTCATCGTTAGACGAAAATTAGTTTTCTGAAATTCTTCATAAAATCTAGTCGATCCACAAAGACAGACAATAGTAGGTCTTTTCATGCTTTCACCGCATTCATTTGTTTCAAAATCTTTTCTATGCAGAAGTTACATACCTCGATAAAACTATCTTCATTATTATCTAACTCAACAACTTTTTCCACATGAGAACTGTGACAAATATCACACTTCATCTTAGTCCAGCCATTATTCCCAATAACTTTATCTACTGCATCTGAGTTTCCTCGTACAGCTAATAAGTTTTTATAAACAATTTCAGTATCACCTGTAAGAGTCATTCCCCATTTGCCATCTCTAAAATAAACTTCTTTCCATCTTTCAGGTGCTTCTAATGCTAGAATATGCTTTGTCCATATCTTCATAAGTCTGTTTTCTCCGGTTCAAATATAGCATCATCATAGTTTTCTGTCTGACGGTTGACAGATGAAGCAGCTATTGTCCAGGCCCTTATCACCTTACCTTTGATCTTAATCGTTTCCGAAACGCACTTTCTCTGATGGAGTAAAGCGAATAGATCTTGATTTTGAATCATTACTTTCTGAGACAATAAGTATCTTTGAAGATAAGATACCTGGAATAGAATCTTCTCTTTCTCGAAGATCGGCATTCCCCTTAATAGATCTTCTCTACTCTTTGATCTTTCACTTAACGCTAGGAAATCATCTATCTTTTCATTAACAGATCCAAAGTTTGAAGCGTCTTCTGGAGCCTCAATATCAGTTTTAGTAGTTAATAGATTCTTTAACTTCTGTTCCCATTGAGCTTGTTTTATTGGTCTAATTATAAGATCTTGGGTTTCAAAGATACGCTTACGAAACTTCTCATAGCTTCGAAATTCGTCTGAGCTCAAGTGAATATCCTTTGAATTCACTTCTACTGTATATGTGGGTGGATCAGTAAGAATCTTTCTTAGATTTTGAACATTTAATTCATCGAAGTTGTTTTCATCTTCCCACGGTTTATTACCAACTCCGAATGGGAGAGTAAGGCATGTTTTCCTATCACAGTGAGAACAAAGCGGCTCCTCATCACATTTGTATTGGTACTGTCGGAGTCCCAAACTTTTAATGAGCGCTTCCAACTCGTTAGAAGGAAGAGGAGGCGAAACATAGTTCTTATTATAGTTACGTAACTTATCTTGCCAACCATTCGGACTTGATTTTCTATAGAAAACTCCATACGAAAAGAGTCCGACGTTTCTCGATCCAGTTCCAAGTCCCTCACGACTTAACTCCTTTAAACATGGTGGCATTTCCTCTATTTGAACTAAATCTGAACTTATTGTCTCATCTATTTTTTCGTCTCCGGTATAGAATCTGACTGACTTGACGAACTCATCAAGATCGTAGGAGCCATTAGGTCCAACCGAATATCTGACTGTGTTTTCAGAGTTGAAATACGGCAAGTTGATCCAGTTACCAATGTTACCTGCAGTACTTTTCGTTTGCTTGGGAAATACTTCTGTTTTAGACGGATAACCGAGGAGAGAAGCCCATTTCTTGAGTAGGTACTGTACGGTAGTAGCATTAAATGGTTTGGAGAAGAAGACGTAGAGATGAGCTCCACCACTTTTACTTCGGCAGACGGATAGAGGGAGATTCCGTTTAGATACACGCGCATAAAGCTCCTTATGATCAATAGTATCTATATCTATATCTATGGCCCCGAAGTAACACATTCCATTCTCATCAACAGGAACTATTCCCAGCCCAATTTCTCCAGCTAAATGACGTAAGTAGTCTTCTTCCGTGGCAGGAGACAAAAGTGTGGCCATCTTACCCGTGGACTTTTCCCAAGTACCATGAGCAAGCGCAGACCCTCGAAATAGATCAATAAACTTATATGACAATTGACCCTTCTCTAGCCTATACGGGGGACTGATCTCTCAGTCCCCCGCACTATTTAAAATGCTTCAGATTTTCCTTCGATGTCATTTGCTCCATGACCAAATGCTTCGGCTTCTTCACCAGTCGTATCGACCTTAACGTCCTTAGCACTTAGTTCCTTAAACAAATTATCCATTTGAGTAAATAGATTTTTGTCAACATATTTCCCAGGAGTAATCTTCTTTTCATACCACATATTGTTACCGTCACGCATCTCAACAACAGTGACAGTATACAACTTAGCGTACATTGGAAGATTAGTCAGTCGAACGGCGCCCAAAAGCTGTTTTGAAAACTTAAGTCCAGTTGACTTATAACTAACAGCAATTGGAGATGGCATGTCTACATAGGGAAGGAATGCCATGAAGTTATGATACAACGTACAAAGTGGCGGATCATTCGCATCTTCAGAGTCTTTTCGTGCTCCATTGCCCCACGCACTATACTGACATGAAGCACAACCCTGAGGAGAGATTCTTCCTCCATCGATTGCATTTGGAGAAGTACAATCGATTCCACCACCTTCGTCAATTGGAAAGTACTTGATGCGATTCTTAAAGAAATATAAACCAATCAACTCAATTGTGTCGCCATAGATGTCCTGCGTAAGAGTATTGAAGAGTTTGCCTTCTTCTAAATCCTTAATGAATGCTGGATCACCCTTACGACGCTGAGGAGAAAGTGACTGACACAGACCCAATCGAGGAATGATTATGTCTGAAGAATCTACATTCTCCATTCCAGCTTGATTACCGACTTCTTGCTTGAGAAAATCTGGAACTTCTTGATAAAGAGATGAGTGTTGCTTGACCAATTCCTTACTATCCTTCGTCGTCATAATTCGCTCCTCTAATAGAGATTGATTGTTTGAAGTAAGGTTCAATACCGGCAGGAACTGGTTGACCATCAATAAGTCTAATCTTTACTAGACTATTCATCGTCTGATAGTTAACCGAGAGAAGATCTTCCATGTCGTTCTCAGAAATCCAATTCATGAATGCTGGTTTATCCTTAACAGAAGAATAAACGTCATCTTTAATCGAGATAGATACTCCACCATCAAGTTTAACAGTCGTAAATTCTTGACCTTCCATCATCTCAATTAATTCTTGTTGTGTTGCCTCTATGATAACTTGTTGTGCACTTTCTAGTTGCTTTAATCTGGCTTTCTCAGCTCTTGCTTGAGCATAAACAATACCTAGATTTCTTACTGTTACTGTCTTGCCTTCATCTAAAAGAGTTTTCTTTATCTCATCTTTTTTATTGTTGACCTTAGACTGATAGTCTGGCTCAGCCTGAACTTTTGTAAGCTGATCTTTGAATTTAGAGTATTTCCCCATCACTTGCTCCTAGGACATTCAAAATCTGAGATATCATTTAGTGGAACTCTATACAAGGTCTTTTCTCCACAAGAACAAGTCACCGAACAAATTCTGCCTGTTCTTTTTATTGTTCTAATTTTTATTGCTTCATGTGGAGGTTTCATTCCTTCACTAAAAACTTTATCAGATTTTCGTCTAAGTTTTAATTCTTTAAGAAATGATAGATGCTGTTCAGCCATTAAAATAGCTATGTTTAGATGATCATCACTTAATTTCATTTTTCCCCTTTCTAGAATGGTACATCATTCTCTTCTTGATACAATTCAGCAACCCATTTGGAAGCAGTCCAATTAGCAAAGTCTTCATGATTTCTGAGACTTTTTAGAATAATTCCGCTAACTGTTCTTTCTCTATTCGGTCCAACAACCAAGTAATCTTGCAAGAGGACTTGAAAGCGCTGACCTGGCCTGTGTACGCGGTCCTCACTCTGCGATCTCGTAATCCAAGAGTGATCGTTGGAAAGATAATCGACGAGCCAGCACTTAGCGAAATTAGATCCAAAACGTCCTGCCTGAGGCTGACCGATAAGCAGAGCGGGACCTTTAGGATCTGAGCTATCTGGGTGAAAGAGAAATTTAGCTTTTTCCCTGTCAGTTTTGGATAGTCCTCCCTGGAGCACCTCAACTTGCATATTGGGAAATGTTTCCCGAACTCTCCTCTCAAGTCGAGCAATTTCAGCTCTAAATCTACACCAAGTAATGAGTCTAAGGTCTGGATCTTCCTTGAGTCGAAACTCGAGGTTTGCCATGTACGCATCTGTAAGTTCTGACGAGATTTCGACAGTAATTGTTGAACTGTCATCTTCTTCATCTAATAACCCTCCTAGGAAACCAGAGCAAATTTGAGCCAATCTTAGTGCTTTAACCGGAGCAGTCGTTACGATCGAGACTTCATCAGAAGAATTAAGATAAGCAACAAACTCTTCTCTCATCGAGACATACTTTTCCCATGTTGCCGGGGTCAAGCGAACTTCGATCAAAGGCGCTTTCATCTTTGGTAGGATGTCTAGACAATCTTTCTTGAGTCTTCGTAACGCATATGGCTTGATCTTATTCTGAAGACCTTCAATGTCAAAGTAGGATACGACTTGCTTATTCATGTATCCACCCATTTGACAATGATGGTTTCTAAACGTAAAATAGTTCTTAAATCCCAGAATGATAGGATCTAAGAACTCGAATTGACTCCAAAGATTAAGGATCGATTGTCCAATAGGAGTACCATTTAGAATGAATCGTCTACCAATGACCTTCTTCAGACGAAGAGTTCCTTTGGTCTGAGAAGCACGGAAATTAGAAATCGTACTAGATTCATCTACTCCACCAAAGACCTTCCTACCCTTCAATAGAGTAGTTAGAGTCTTAACATGTCTTTCTTGTCTCAAGAGTTCTACAGATACTACTAGCCACAAGAGTCCCTTTGATGTACTTGGGATCGCAACTGTCTTATTAGTGAACTCATGAATGATTCCAGATACAAAGGAATGCTCAATAATCTGAGAGAATTGTGGATGTACCCAGACGCTCTTAACCTGAGCTGGACAAATAATGACTACAGCATCTATCATGTTTGCTTCATACATGAAACACGCAGCATCTATGATTTGCTTAGTCTTTCCACTACCCATCTCATCAAGAAGAGCAAAATTCTGATTAGTTACTAAGGCACGTACGCCTACCTTTTGATGATCAAAGGGAGGGTACACGCATTTAGACCAATCGAGATTATCTACGTCAATCATTTCTTTCCTTTTATATGAACAAATCCAACGTGTTTATCTGATTCGAGTAATTCTAATCTTTCTGCCTCTATCCAAACCCCGTCTCTAACTTTACCTGTACTGTCTAAATCCTCTGAATGTATACGAAACTGAGTTGCTTCATATAAACCTTCAGATTTCGCTAACGCGATACCAGTATAGCCTGATATTCTATCTTTTACCTTATCCCCTAAATCAATCATTGTGGTTTCTCATTTGTGTAGGATTCAACTTGAATACCTTGTTCATTGATGATCTTAACTTTATGAATACCCGGCAACATTATATGCATCTCAGCTGCTCTTTCAGCTATTCCGATCGGCATATCGGTTGATGTTCTATAGGTACAGTTTAAACAAGCACAAGAATATAATAGCATAAAGACACCTCAAGTTATACAACGAAGATGTATTCTTCAGGGGTCTTGATATGTCCATCCGCCAGAACGTGATCCCACGGTAGCTTAGATGCGACAGACCCCTGAAGAATGCACCCTCTTTAAAGGGTGCACTTGTTTAGCTTGCTACAGGTGGTGCACCAGCTGTATTCAGTGTTCCAGCGCTGGCATTCAACTGACCTGCAGCAGTCGTCATCGCAGCAACAGCAGCATCGATATCAGACTGTTGAACTCCACCAGGGTTGCTTGCAGCAGCGGCCAGAGCCTTAGCGGCTGCGGCTACTGCGGTTGCCTCTGCGGTTTCTGCGGTTGCTAGAGCGGTCTCAGCGGCGGCCAATGCGGATGCATTCGTAGACATGACTTTGGTTTCCTTTGATAGAGATAATACAGCTTGTGTTAAATCTTTAACTGCAGCCGTTAAACATTTAATGGCTTCAGTCATTTCTTTGTCTCTAAGTAAGCCCATGCTTACTCCTCTTCTTCTACGTCTTCCTCGTCTTCTTCTACGTCTTCCTCATTCTCTGTAAAGAATTCACGAAGCATATCTTCCGCAGAAGAACTTGAAACTCTTTGTGGTTTTTCTTTTATAGAGGCCAAGAGTTCTGACTCTCCATCATAAGAAACTTCATATGTAACTTCTAGTGTTGCTTTTCCATCTTGAAATTCAATGGTAAGTTCTTTATCACTGAACCCATTCATTGGATCGCCGGAGTCTTTCCCCATAAAATCAACAGGAAGGGCCGCGTTATCTATCTGTTCTGGAGTAACTTCTAATTTAATCAGGCCTGCGGTATTCATTGGTTCTCCTTTTTTCAGTTTGATACATCCGACGGCCAATAATAAGGGAGTGTCGCGTCCTCATTAGGCCAAAATTGTCTATAATGTAATGGGAGTTTTCTTACTAGATTAGATCGATGTGATCTGTGAAACTCTTCTTTTCCCAGCCAAGGTGGAGGAATTTGCTCACCAGCATTATGAAGTGGAATCTGTATAGTGTTGCTGTAGCCCCTTGAACACCATTCCCCTATTGCGCATGCTAGATACAACTTTAACCATTCTTCGTGTCCTCTCCACATCTGAATTACTGGATGATTTCTCCACTGAGAATTGCTGTAATCAAAGGGAACTAATGAGAGAAGATTTTTAGGAAGAAATGGTTCATTAAGTAGAACTTCTAAAATCTGAGCGGCCTCGACTCTTTGTTTCCCCAATCTTTGTTGATCGAGAAACTCCATCGATTGAACGAAACTCTGGACCGGTAAAAATGTTTGCGTATGAATCTCCTATGCTACTTCTTCTAATTTTTCGGTTGGCCAGATTTTCTCTATTGGTTCAGCTAGCGCTTTTGCGATAGCCTGGGCTGTAGTGAGTGTAACGCCTTTTCCCTTGCTGGCATTATATAGAGTCATTCTGGTAAGCCCAGTCAATTCAATAAGCTGGCCCCAGCTAATGTTTTTGCTCTCCATGATGTCGGACATTAGGGATTTTCTCATAATTTAATTATAATACAAGTTTTTACACTTGTATATATCTTTTTTTCACGAACTTATGAGAAGTTGTAACGTTCTGAAGGTCCTCCAAGAACTGGAGCAGGGCATTTTGTTCTTTCTAAAGTGAACTCTGGCAAATAGCCATAGTCGACGAAAAAACAGAGAAGTTGCATAGAGATTGAGTTACGCGATTTTTCATCCAATTCAATAGACTGATTTTTCTCAGCCTCAACAATTTTTTCTTCTATTTTCTGTTGTAAATCTCTAGGAACCATTACTGTTTTAACTTCGTCACTCATACTTCCTCCGGTTTGATCTTTTCTACAAGTTCACGTGCTTCTTTCCATAAACTGACTCGTGATTGCCAGTTTGTCCATAGTTCGTATGGCGTTCTTTTTGGCTCACCTGAGTCAACAAAATCCTTCAGAATCTTATATGCCTTAACAATATCAGCTTCATTCATTTTGTCTCTCTTTCATCCCATCGCTGAGTCCCATGCTTCTTTTGAATGTTTAAGCTAAGCAAGGTACAATAATAAGTAGCATTTAGCCACTGATTCTTAGCTATACACTCCTCTAGTTTCTTCATCAACCTCTTAACCTCATTATTGACGTCAGAAGTCGGATGCTTCGTATGCTGGTTTCTCACGTCTTGGGGGTTTTTCTTGAACAAGTCCATCTCCTCGGGTGACAGCGATAATTTCCAATGAAGTGAGTCTATTAAGGAGAGGCCGTATTTGATTTCGGTAGTCATAAGCTCTTCCAAATGTCGTTAGGGCCTCTTCATTCCAAATGTCTCCAAATTCGTCCCGAACATACCAATCGTACTTCAAGGTAAAATTCCTGCGATTTTTGATAGTAACCAAGCTAAGCCACTACCCGGTTCAGGGGTGAAAAAACCTGTAGACTTTTGCAGATGTTTACCTCCCCATAATGGTGCATATTGTTCAAGGGCTTCATCATCTGCTATATCTACAGTATGAGTCTTTGTATCTACTTCGAGTTCCATCATTCGGTACTTAATTTTACTACAATCAAAACCAGGTAATTGAGCTTTACAGTTCTCTGAGGTTTTGTACCATTGCCATATCCAGGCTACGTATCTACCTCTAGTAGCATAGTCATTGAAACCAGCGTCAAATCTAGGATCAGCAGTAAAGAACATAACGTCCTTATCTTCATAAAGAACTGTAATCCATTCCATCTCTCCCTGATGCCACCAATCATGTACAGCAATTGGTCGACCAAAATTATCTAGTCTAAGACCAAACGCATCATTATAACTCTGTGCTTGAACACTAGAAGTTAGAATAAGAGTGGCGGCAATGAGAGAGAGTTTCATTTTCCCTCCAACTCCAAAATAGGTTGCGGTAGCTGTTTTTGTTTTTCTCTAATTACTTCACCATTAACCGTTACACCTTGATTTGATTGTTTAACAATTTCTTGATAGAGATCATAAGACACTATCATCGTACCCGGCGGTAGAGAAAAATCACAACCTACCGTGTAAACACCTCCAAATTCAATTTTTCTCATTCTTCCTCCAATGTTCCATTGCCGAGGAAGCGTTGGACAACCTTGATGGCGCATTCAGCCCCACAAACGTCTTTCATTGTTCTATTTCTGTTTTCAGCGTTGAGGTCAGTAACACCAAATTCTTGAATGTGGCAGCCTTCTGAATCTACATCAATAACAAACCAGTGGTTTACTTCACCCTTCTGCTTACCACATACATCACAGTTGATCGTAATCTGAGCTGCCATATTATCTCTCCTTATTGGCTATATTATATGCCTGAGTTCTAATACCGTGTAGTTGAGTCTCATACTTTTCACTTATGAGAAGATTTGCCTCTGTTTGAATATTGATAGCTAGTGCCATGTCAGCTTGGACATAAACTATAGTCTGTTGCTGACTATGAATTATCTTGTTAAGTCTAGCTCGTTGCAAACGTAGTTCATTGAGAAGTTCGTTATACTCCACCAGCGTACCTCCCTATATTGCCAAAAGAATTTTTGATACACCACAAGATTTTCTTCTTCTGTTCCCAGGCCCCATTCTTTATGGCAGGTCTCACACATAAACACCCAATGACCTCGATTACCATACTTACTTTGTTTCACACGAGCATCAAAGAGTTGAAATCCAACCGCGCCGCAAATTTCACAACCTTGATTAGGAGACGGTTTCATTATTCCTCGCAGATTTTGTCCCAGCAAGGTTCACACATTCCTGAGATCTGATATTCCTTACGGCCAGCCTCAGAATAAAAGATTGGTGGTTTCTTACAGTTAACACAGATGCCTTGATCTAACGCCTCTTTCTTTGTCATTCCAGTCGCAGCGATTGAAACCTCATCCTTGAACTTCTGTAATGGATCCATCTTTATTCCTTTCTAGAATGATTCCAGTCTGTACTCCGAACAAGAAGATGAAGGCTAAATTCTGCATATTAAGTTTACCCTCAACTACTACGTCTTTAATGAAGAGTGCAAGACCCATTCTATTTCTAGGGTCTTCCATCCACTCATCCATCATCTTACGTTTGTCTTCTTCAGCGGCATTTAAAGCCCTTAACGATGCTTCAAGAATCTTCATTTTTACCTCGACAGTTGTCCATCTATTTTGTCTAACAAAGAATACAAGTCCTCAGACAATCTAGTGAGTACAGGACCCTTGTCTACGTGCTTGATTTTTCGTAGTTCGGTGATCAACTTATACGCCTCAACACGAGTTCGTTGAACGGCAATCTTTGATTCTTCACGAGGTTGATAATCTTCTGAATTCCACCCCATCGTTATACCGCCGCTTTAGTGCCGAGTTTAGCGCGGATACCACCAGTGTGTTGCTTGAATCGACGCGAGAGTTTATTCGTTTCGGTATACTTTGGACTCTTATGTGGTTTGTGGCCCTTGGTAGCGCCGATGCGATTCACCTTTGGAACCGCGATAAGTGCGTATTCACCAGCTTGGAAACCACCATCGCGATCAAAGGATATGATCTCGCGTGCGACATGCTCTGGAACAAAAAAGCGAGTCGCTTTATGGTCTTTAACAAGATACGCGCGAGATACAGAGATGATCACGCCATCAGCCTTGAACTTTTTCTTGCAGGCTACTGCTAATGCGCACGCTTTGTGATTTCGTACAGTTGCAGAGTTGATATCCTGCCGTGAGACTTCAACCGTAACGTCACGTCTTGCATCGGATACTGAAGTAACGTTCGGAAAGAGTTGCTGTACGATTTGCAATGCATTTGCCATGAATGTTTCTCCTTTTAAGTGTACTCCCAAGGTGAGCAGATATCGAAGGCAAATTAAATACTCAATCTGCAGTTAAGTACCTAACCCGCCGATGGACCCAGAGGCAAATCGAGATCCACTACCTGCCCACCTTGGCAATACACTTTCTGTTCCTTCCCTTGGACCCATACTTTTTCGGATTGACCCCGCAAATCCTATAAACAATGTAGTCTACCCCTAGTATATACACTGTTTCATGTATGGATCCAAGGCAAGGAACCGTCCTATACGCTTCCCTGCCATAAAACGGCGCTCTGAGATCTTTATTATCTATTGCGATCGGCTTTCACCGTGAGGTTTTACCCCAACTCGCCCATGTTCTTTTCCTTTCTCGCACTCTATACAATGCACTTGCTCTGATGGCCCTTGCCTCTTATTTAGGCTCCCTTCAGAGCCATAACTTCCTTAGCGTACTGGTCCCGTTCCTCGAGTGTGGTATTCTTCCAGAACTCCATGAATTCGGCGTTGGAAACTGAACGTGAACTTCCCTCATTGATGAAGTTCTTGATCAGCGTGGTGCGGGGAATCTCGGTCACTTATTTCTCCTTAGTTCAATTTGACAGCACTTGTTTCTTAATGTCTCATCATTGAATTCAGAAGACCGGCTTCTGATCCAGTTAATGTAACACTTTCCTTTACCGCACTTGCTGGTACCCATCTATGAGTCGTCTGGCCATCACGAAACTTGACCTTTAACCCATTCTTGCTACGACCTGTTACATAGCCTTTGATCTTGGTACCCCACATGTTCCGAGCGGCTCCACATCCCGCTCCCAGTGTTAGGATTGCTGGAATCATCATTCCTTGACCTCAGCAATTCCTCCTACCATGGGAGCCACGACATTGATGATGTCCTCAGCAACAGGTTCTGAATCAGCCCAGTCCCATACTTCTTGAGCCTGTTCCTTGGTTAACGTTGATAAAAAACTCTTAAGATACTCTGGCATTATTGTACCCCTCTCCTACCCATCAGTAAAGCTAATTTGAACATCGTTTGTAAGTGTTTCAAAACTGATGGGCAATCTGTAGTATAGTCGTTAATCAACTCTCCTAGCATCGCTAGGATGATGACAACATCAAGATCACCTGAATCTTCAATTTCTTTATAAGCTTCAGGCATTCTAGTTAGCATGAAGTCCAGGGCTCGATTTAACTCACCCTTGTGTAACTCAAGATCAAGTTCATTCACTCTGAGTTTGCTTCGACGATCAACTAACATCTGAGCCAAAGCACAAACAGACTCAGCATTTGTTACAACTACTTCACCTTTCTTATCAATCTTCATGTTTTGCCTCTATCTCCTCGATTGAAAGTACTGAAAAAGTCTCGATTACTGCGTGTGCTATATGTGACATGAGTTTCTCGAGGCCACTACTCTTGAATTTTGGCGAATTTGACAGAGCTGCAAAGACCAAATAACTTCCACTTACATTTACAGCAACGGTGATGCCAAAGACATCAATGAATGGTACGTCATCAGGACCAAAAGAGAAGAGTCTATCTTCATCGATCTTAAACCCATGGCGCTCGAGATAAGCCACTATCTTTCGTGCTTCTTCAGTCGGGTTTAACGTTTGGACAGTCATAACTCTAATCCATCCTTTCTACGTTGAACTAGAGCAGTTCGTCTCTCTTCGAAACCTGGACTACAAGTTAAAAGTTTTGGATACTTCTGAAGACAATAGACACAGATGTTACCTGCTTCCATTTCTCTCTTTAGGAGAGGCTGTCGACAGATCGTGCACTTTTCAACTTGATAAGCCATCCCAGTTTTCTCCTAACTGAATGTCACGTGAGATAACACCGGCAGTTAGATCTATGATCAATTCGGTGTGTTTGTCAAGAATCTCAAGGAGATCGTCGCAAGTCTTTCTTAGCAAAGTGACGATCACGAGCATTTTATAGATACTATCTTTTTCCCAGAGACTGTCATCAGTCAAGTTGTTATAAGACTTGTTGAATTCAGTCATGAATCTCTCAACCATGAGAGGATCAGCGGAACTTAGAGAAATTCGATGATCCACAACCAGCTTACAAAGAGCGACTAGAGCTTCAGCTGATTTAACCTGTGGAATGGGAAGTTGTACGGTCTCACTCACTTATTGGCCTCCGGGTCTGTGTATGAAGAATCTGTTACTTGAAGTTCATCTGTAGCCATCGAATCATACATCGCGTTTTCTGCGTCAATTTGCCTCTGACGTTCTTCTTTAGTTATGACCGAAGCATCAAACCAATTTTTCAGGAAATCTTTAAGTGACTCAGCAAAATCTCCAGGTTCTCCACCTGGATCGCCACTCTCTATGATAATAGTGATGTTTTCTTCACCACCGTATGTACCAGCTCCAAGTTCAGGAGACCATAAAACAACATATTCAAGTTTGAGAGGTTCAATCATAAATCCTCTTCTTCTGGAAAATCAATAATGAATAGGTCATGTCGCAATGATTTGATAATTGCAATAGCTTCTTTAATAGAAGTTTCATCATGATCAAAATCATTTAGATGTAAAGTCAAATAAATTACTACGTTCTCGAGAAAATTTATAGCAGAGTGTCTTACGGAACGCATCGTTGAATTGAACGAATGGATAGAAGAGATATGAGTCATATATCCATCCCTCGCTCTCTTGCATCTGCACAAGAATTGCAGTAAGCATAGTCTGGTTGGATTCGAACCTTACGACCGCAGCCAACACATATCTTTTCTACATTTGTGCGCTGACGCTCGTGATAGAATTCAATATCATCATCGTCTTCTATCTCATAGTGTCCGTAGTTATCGTCGTAATAGGAAATGCTCATACATGGAAACCTTTAGCTGGCGCATCATATGGCCAGATACCTTTCCAATAAATATAAGCCACAAAAGCCCACCACACATGTTTATCTGGATGACCTATACCAAAGGAGAAGAAATTGTACTCTCCTCCTTTATATAGTTCCATAATAAACCAGCGGATGCGGCTTCGACGTTCGATATACAGAACATTGCCTAACAGTTGCATTGAATGCCTCTTTGGTTATGGTTTAATCCCATTACCATTAAATTAATTATATAATAAGTTTTATACTTTGTATATAACTTTGTTAATCTTTTTTATCTCCGCTGTTCAAAAGTTCACTTTTCGCCGCGTTAAGCTGTTGATCATAGAAAAGGATCATCTCTTCCACTCTCTGACGTACCAAAGCAGCTCTTTCTTTGATCTCCGTAGGTAAACCCTCAGCCAAAAGCTCTTTGATATGCTTCAAATCCTTCTCTGCGTCATGTTTCTTTAGAGAGATCAGGTCCACCTGTCTCTGCCATGGACTTATCATTGTACTTCCTTTCATACATCATGATGTCTGCTATCGCGCGTAGGCCGAGTATACGAGACTTATGTCTTTCAATCTCAGTAAGGGAAAGATTGCGCGGACCCATGACGGCATCCGCGCTCTTAAGTATCTCTTTTCTTACTTCTTCAAGCGTCATCTAAAGTGCCACCATGTCAGTCTAACGAAGATATTAGTATGGATAATACACCAACCTAGTGTAGTACCCAACCAAGAGGCAATAAAGTATCGGTATCTCATCGATTGAATACCAGTCCGAACCATCTCATATGAACGATGATCATGCCTGTTAAGATACCAGCTATATTACCGAAGAATACTTGCCAAAAGATTCTATCTTTCATAACTTTCCAGATTTTACGAGTCTTAGTATTTGTTTTACTGTCTCAGGTTGCATAGACTTTATTCCATAATCTCGACCTAGTGAGATTCTAGATGTTGCACGACAAAGAAGACACTTATCGTCGTAGCCATCTCTGTGGCCTACTTGTTTATGAACGTCAAGAAATCTTAAGACTCCTTTACCTTCATCATCAGTTAGCTCAAGTAACCAATTAGTCGTGTCTCTCACATATTTCTCCCAGTCACTGTCATACACAGACTAATTCCCCATCATGTACTTCAGTTGTGATACCTTGATAGATTGCTTCATCCTCTGGTTGAGCAGGCTCAATCTGAGCATCAAGCGAAGTGATGCACTCCACCCACGGCCGAGGAGTATTAGGAACTTCAAGTAGATCCATTATAGCATTAGCTATCGTGTCTTGCATCTCAGTTACCATTTCATCAACCACAACTTGTGTTTCTGCTAGAGGTGGTTCCCATCTAACATTAACATCAACAATCCGTGAGAGTGGAATTTGATAACATTCTACTCGACGTTGCATCATATCGTCATATATTCGATGTTGAAGCGTGTAATCCTCACGTTGCCTAAGGATAGTTATGATGTCTTCAGAGAACGTGCTTGAAAGATCAGCAGTCTCCATGATCCTCTTGAACAAGTGATAGTCATCTGTACCATCTGTGATGATAAAGAAGGCGATACGAGCCTTAGCCCTTCTTACCTTTTCAGCCTCGGTTTGGTACTTTTGAGTAAAGCGACCATCCCATACTCCAAGCCAGTCTCCTTGAAACAACTCCCGTGCTTGTGCTTCAGTTATCTCAAGCTCTTCTTGAGCTGTTTGAGCAACATGAACATCAAGTGGCATGGTTCTTGATCTTATATCAGCACGATACCATTGACTCATGTTAGAATCGACACCATGATAGCTTGCCACATGCCCCGCGATACAGTGTCTCGTACCGCAGTAGTTCTCTTGGTTATAGTTGCTTTCGTTTATGTCATTGATGACACGCATCAAAAGATCTACTCTCATAATTACGCTCTCCTTTATCTACCAGCATTCTACTTGGCAAAGCGACATATATGCTTTAGCTTCAGTCGAAACCGCCTTTGATACAACGTCAAACTGAACCTGAATATTGAGGATCTTAGGTGTCCACT